TTTAATAATAATGGTGTGCCTACTTACATTACCGGTACTCACTATATGTATCTTCAGTGGTCAAAAATTGATGTGGGTGCTCCTGAATTTAGAGAATCCAATAGATTATTCTATTTATTTTGGGAAGCTTGTAAAGCAGATAAACGTGCTTATGGAATATGTTACCTTAAAAATAGACGATCTGGTTTCTCGTTTATGGCAAGTGCGGAAACAGTTAACGCTGCTACTATCTCGAGTGATGCAAGATTTGGTATACTATCAAAAACTGGTTGGGACTCTAAGAAGATGTTTACAGATAAGGTTGTACCAATATCTGTTAATTACCCGTTTTTCTTTAAACCGATTCAAGACGGAATGGATAGACCCAAAAGCGAACTTGCGTATAGGGTACCAGCTCAAAAGTTTACTAGAAAGAAACTTCAGACGAATGAGCAAATTGAAGAAATTGTAGGTTTAGACACTACTATTGATTGGAAAAACACTGGTGATAATAGTTATGATGGAGAAAAACTAAGTTTACTAGTACATGATGAGAGTGGTAAATGGGAAAGACCTGATAACATATTGAATAACTGGAGGGTAACAAAAACATGTTTACGATTAGGTAGTAGGGTTATTGGGAAATGTATGATGGGTTCAACATCAAATGCATTAGATAAAGGCGGTGATAATTTTAAGAAATTATTTAGAGATTCCGATGTAACAAAAAGAAATAAAAATGGACAAACTAAATCTGGATTATATAGTTTGTTTATACCAATGGAATGGAACTATGAGGGGTTTATGGATAGGTATGGTATGCCAGTTTTTGACACGCCATCCGATCCAACATATGATTTCTATGGAGAGTTGATAGATACCGGCGTTGTAGATCATTGGAATAATGAAGTTGAAGGGTTAAAAAACGATCCCGACGCTTTAAATGAATTTTATAGACAGTTTCCAAGAACTGAAGAACATGCTTTCAGAGATGAAACTAAAAATAGTATATTTAATTTAGCTAAAATATATGAACAAATAGATTTTAATGAAGAAATACGTAGTGAATCTCAAATATCTACTGGAAATTTTCAGTGGATTAATGGGGTAAAGGATACCCAAGTGATATTTTATCCAGACCTACGGGGGAGATTTAACATATCTTGGATTCCACCTAGAAACTTACAAAATAATATTGTTATAAAAAATAGTATTAAACACCCAGGCAACGAACATATGGGTGCTTTTGGTTGTGATAGTTATGATATATCAGGAACAGTAGATGGACAGGGATCGAAAGGTGCTTTACATGGTTTAACTAAATTTAGCATGGAAGATTGTCCACCTAACAAGTTCTTTTTAGAATATATAGCTAGACCTCAAACAGCAGAGATATTTTTTGAAGATATGTTAATGGCGTTAGTTTTTTATGGAATGCCTTTATTAGCAGAAAATAATAAACCAAGACTATTATATTATCTTAGAAGAAGAGGTTATAGAGGTTTCAGCATGAACAGGCCTGATAAAGTTTGGAATAAACTATCTGTTGCTGAAAAGGAAGTTGGTGGAATACCAAACTCAAGTGAAGATATTAAACAAGCACATGCGTCCGCAATTGAAATGTATATACAAGAGCATGTAGGTGTAAAGGAAGATGGGTCATACGGGGGTATGTATTTTAATAAAACTTTAAATGATTGGTCTAAATTTGATATAAATAAAAGAACAAAATTTGATGCAACAATTAGTTCTGGCTTAGCAATTATGGCATGCAATAGACATTTGTATCGACCAAATGCAAAAATAGAAAAAGAAACAGTAAATATTAATTTCGCTAGATACAAAAATACTGGCGTACAATCACAAATAATAAAATAGAAAATGGTAGAAAAACAACCAAAAAGTATATTTCCAAGTCAAGCTGTTAGTGATACAGAGAAAGCAAGTTTAGAGTATGGATTAAGTGTCGGTAGAGCAATAGAAGGTGAATGGTTTGAAAAGGACAGAGGGAATTCAAGATACTATGCAGCAAAGCAAAATTATCATCAGTTAAAACTTTACGCTAGAGGAGAACAAAGTATACAAAAATATAAAAACGAATTATCTATTAACGGTGATTTATCGTACCTTAATTTAGATTGGACACCAGTACCTATTGTACCTAAATTTGTAGATATTGTTGTTAATGGGATAGCTGAGAGAACATATGAATTAAAAGCGTATTCTCAAGACCCTTCATCAATACAAGAGCGAACAAATTATGTAAAAGATATTGTTGAAGACATGAAATTGAAAGATTTTAAAAATAATGTTACCGCGACAACTGGAATAAACACATTTAAAAGCGATATAAATAAGTTACCTGAAAACAATGATGAATTAGCATTACATATGCAGTTAGATTATAAAGAATCTATTGAAATTGCACAAGAAGAAGCATTGAATAATTTAATGGATTTAAATAAATATGATTTAATTAAAAAAAGATTAGATTATGATATTGCTGTTCTTGGTATAGCTGCAGTTAAAAATTCATTTAATACAGCTGAGGGAATTAAAATTGAATATGTTGATCCAGCGGATATAGTATACTCACAAACTGATTCTCCATATTTTGATGATCTTTATTATGTTGGTGAAGTTAGAAAAATAAGTATACCAGAATTAAAAAAACAATTTCCAGATTTATCTGATGAAGAAATTAAAGAAGCGGAAGGTATTGGTAGTAATCTACGCATGGCTAATAGATACAATCACGATGATGATGATGGGTTTATTAATGTGTTATATTTTGAATATAAAACATACCAAACACAAAATTATAAAATTAAAGAAACAGGATCTGGTGGAAATAAACCAATAAAAAAAGGTGGTGACTTTAATCCATCTATAGATGATAATACTAAATTTAAAAAAGCATCAAGGGCCATTGAGGTATTATATACAGGTGCTAAAATTATAGGTGTAGAAAATAATTTATTAAAATGGGAACTTGCTGAAAACATGACAAGACCAAAATCTGATGTTACTAAAGTTCAGATGAGTTATAGTATTATTGCCCCAAGATTGTATAAAGGTAAAGCTGAATCATTAGTTAGTAGAATGATAAGTTTTGCTGACATGATACAGTTAACGCATTTAAAACTACAGCAGGTTTTAGCAAGAATGGTTCCAGATGGTGTTTATTTAGATGCTGATGGTTTAGCTGAAGTTGATTTAGGTAACGGTACAAATTATAATCCACAAGAAGCTTTAAACATGTTCTTCCAAACTGGTTCGATAATTGGTAGATCAATGACGCAGGATGGTGAATTTAATCAAGGTAAAGTACCTATACAAGAATTAAATTCTGGATCGGGTAATGTAAAAATTGCAAGTTTAATTCAATCATATAATTATTATTTACAAATGATAAGAGATGTGACCGGGTTAAATGAAGCAAGAGATGGTAGTACGCCAGATAAAAACGCTTTAGTTGGTGTACAAAAATTAGCAGCAGCAAATTCAAACACAGCAACTAGACACATATTACAAGGTGGTTTATATTTAACATTAAAAACTGCGGAATCTTGCTCCCTTAGAATATCTGATGTACTTGAATATTCAAAATCAAGAAATCAATTTATTAATTCACTTGGTAGATTTAATGTTGGAACATTAGATGAAATTAAAAAATTACACCTTCATGATTTTGGTATTTTCTTAGAATTAACTCCAGATGAAGAAGAAAAACAACTTCTTGAAAATAATATACAAATGGCTTTGCAAAAAGATCAAGTATTTCTTGAAGATGCAATTGATGTTAGGGAGATTAAAAATTTAAAACTAGCAAACCAATTATTAAAAATTAGGAGACGTAAAAAAATTGAGCAAGATAGAATAATACAGATGGAAAATATTCAAGCACAAACTCAATCTAATGCACAAGCTGCCCAAGCTGCTGCACAAGCTGAAATCCAAAAACAACAAGGGATAGCGGGTAGTAAAGTTCAGGTGAATAAAGCACAATTATCATTTGATCTTAAAAAATTAGAAACTGAAGCTATGATTAAAAAGGAACTTATGCAACATGAGTTTGATTTAAACATGCGATTAAAACAAATGGAAGTTGACACATTAAAACAAAAAGAAGATGGCAAAGAAGATCGTAAAGATGAAAGAACTAGAATTCAAGCATCTCAACAAAGTGAGTTGATTGATCAAAGAAAAAAAGAAACTCCACCTAAAAATTTTGAATCCGCTGGATTTGATAGTTTAGGCGGTTTTGGTTTAGAGCAATTTGAACCGCGTTAAAATTAAAATTATTTTATAAAATTATATTATGGCAAAAAAACAAGAAAAAAAAGTAGTTGATAAAACTACCGAGAAAAAAGTAGAAACTCCAATGGGAGAAGAAACTAAGGTTAAAAAACGACCTAATACAATGAAAAACTTAAGGAATGATGACAGTACTGTTAAAGTAGATTTGTCAAAACCTATAGTAGAACAAGAAGAAGACAAGTCTGTTGAAGAAAAACAGGTGGAAAAACCTCAAGAAGAACAAGTTGATGATAAAGTTATTGAAAAAGTTCAAGAGAAAGTGGAAGATGAAAAAGATGAGGTTAAGAAAGAAGAAGAAACTGAACAACCAGTTTTGGAAGAAATTACAGAAGAAAAAACTGATGGTGTTGATGAAGAGAAAATTGAAGCAGTTGAAGAAGCAGTTGAAGAAGCTGTAGAAGAAGCACATAAAACTGGTCAAGATTTACCAGAAAATATTCAAAAAGTTGTAGACTTTATGGATGAAACTGGCGGTAATCTTGAGGATTATGTAAAATTAAATCAAGATTATAGTAAACTTGATGAAATGTCTTTATTAAAACAATATTACAAGCAAACTAAACCTCATTTAAATAATGAAGAAATTAGTTTTTTAATAGAAGATTCATTTAGATTTGATGAAGAAATAGATGAAGAAATAGACATTAAAAGAAAGAAATTAGCGTTTAAAGAGCAGGTTGCTAGCGCTACAAACCATCTAGACGGGTTAAAGTCTAAATACTATGCAGAAATCAAAAGTGGTGCTAAGTTAGCACCTGAACAACAAGAAGCTAT